CTTTGATAGTCTGCGTTAACGGTCAAGTCCGTCAAGGCCTTGCAAATGGCGTCCACCAGGGTCATGATGGGTTCAATGTCGCTTTCGCCCCAGAGTTTGTCGTCCTCCGTGTTCTTTATATGCACTATAGGGATCATGCCGATCTCGTTAGGATGCCGGTCAATCTCCTGCCAGGTCTCTTCGCCCATTCCCTGCTTGTACTCGACGATCACGTCTTCCCAAAAAACCTGAGCATATTTATACGGCCGACCGTTCTCGTCAATCCGATTGACAATAATCGCCACATACTCCAATGTTTGGATATCATCATCCTTGTATTTTGGATAAACAATGTTAGGCGTTAAAACTCTCAGTTTAATTGGGTTGTCTTTATCTTCGTAATCAAGGAAAACTTTGACGAACACATCACCTTTTTTCCCTTGGATCCGAATAAGCTTAATCATGTTTTGCTTTAAGAACTGGTTTGCCCGGTAAACGTTATAAAGGAATCTTTCGATGCTCTTTGCTTCTTTTAGGAGCTCTGCCTTTCTGGCCGCCCTTTCCTCTTCATCTTCGATATCTTCAATTTCATATAAATCCGGATTAACTTTGATGGTAAGCGGCTTTCCGCAAAGATACCCCACAGCTTTGTTAACGATGGTTTTGGGATAACTGGCAATCACTGCAAAGTCACTACCCAGGGCTTCCTGTACTTTTGGCGTAAGGTGAACATCAAAATCCCCTTGGTAATAATCTTCGTACTTTTCGTACCGTTTGATTCTTTCCACGTTGTCTTGATGATAAATCCATTGTGCGAATGAACGGGCCACTAAATCTAATCCAGTTTCCGGCATTGATAATTCTCTCCCTTGCGCTAAATAAATGAATGGTAGGTGACGTTACCGCCTCTGCTCAATGTGTCATGGAAATACCGCTCCATGTCTTTCCCATGGTCATTTTGTTTGAGCGGCGCATCATCTCCATGCTCCTGGGCTTTGGGGTCCCATACATACTCCGAATACTCTGCAATAACTTCTTTGTTTTCCGGCACGTCGAAAATAAAATATCGACCTTCGGCCAGCATGTTCCCCTGTGCTCTGATTCCTCGGAGTACAGTCCCCGGATCTCGCTTGTAAATGTGGAGCGGCCCAACCCTCTTTCGCCGGCACTCCGCAATGAAGCTTAGCGCATCATCCGGGATAATAATAAATCGTGGCCGAATCCGATCGCCAATAAACCTTTTCAGGTCATCGACATATTCACCATCGCTTTTCTGCCGACCTTGTTTTTTGGCATCCCAGTAATACGACCGCACCAAGTACCGTTTTCCATTGTAGACACAAAAAAGACCAAGGACAAAAACCGTCCCAGTCCCGTAGTCGTTGGACACGTACCAGTGTTTTGCGTTGTTTATAATCTCGCTTTGCTGGTCTGGGTCTTTAATGAGGTGCTTGTCTTCATCAAACATATCATAGATAGCACCCTCGGCCATAACCCAAAGGCCGTCAATCATTCGCTTCCGCCATAAACCGGTGAACAACCGTTTATAACGTTCCTTGATTTTTGGCGAAAGCGTAAGGTTGTCATCAAGCGTAAAATGTAGCCGCAAAATATTCTTCTCGGCGGCCTGGTCAATATATTCCGTTTTAATGTAATGCCGCGGCCCCTCCGGGTTACAGTTCCACCAAAGTTTTGAACCTTCGACGCTACACCGGGCAATCATCTGTTCGGCAAAGGACTCCGGGAACAATGCTACCTCATCACCCAGGCCACCGGCAGCTGTCAACCCCTGGAGAACATCCTGAGAAGCCTCATTGTTTGCCCCAAAGCAAAAATACGTATTGGTCCCAATTTCAATATAATTTTCTGACCGATTGTAATTGTATTTAAACCCCTTGGCGTTCAGTATTTGAAACATTGGCCGCAGGACGTTTCGCTTTAAGGCGCCCATACTCTTCCCGGCCAGGATGAAGTTTTGGTGTTCAAAGGTATACTGACTCCACATGATGAAGCCATCAATATTCGCTATAGTCTTTCCCGACCGGACCGATCCGTCGGTGATAATGATATCCCGATCATGTACCGGACTTTCCGGAAGCCACCAGGTAAGAACTTTCTTTTGTTTCAATGAAAAAGGCTGAAACTTGAAAGCAGAAGTGTTGTGTTTCATCAGCGATCACCTTTTTCGTCCTGCCAGGCTTCCTTGGCCGCACCACGAAGAGCATTAATATATGCACTGACATCCGGTTTCTCCGGGCCCTGGGATTGTTCGAATTTATGTTTAAGGTCAAGTAGTCTTTCTTTTCGGGCCTGGACTTTGGTTAGCGCTTCTTCGATGGCCTGAATCTGGCCAAGGGTGGCGGCACGCTTTTCGGTATAAAGGTTAGTTTGTTTGCCATTCTCCATGCCGTCCGCGTTTATTTGCTCGACAATCGTAAAATCAGCTTGTTTTAGTTTTTCTATACGCTGAAGCATCCGGCGCTCGCGGATATCCAGGAGCCGGATTTCTTGGTCAAGTTGAGCCACTTTATCGGTGACTACTTCATAGTAAAACTGTTGTTCTTCTTCTGGAAGGACGTCCAACCAAATGGCTTCATAGACACCAGTTTTTAGTCCCTTCTTGTTTCCATATGGGCCGCCTTTCCCGCGGCCACCGGTTGATAGTCCTCCGTGCAAATAACAACGCCCCGTTCCAAAGTGGGGCGTTCTGAATCCTGCTGGGTTCTTACACATCGTTCCTTGCCGGGTTTTGGCTCCGCAAATGCTTGGTGTATGGGGTTTTGGGGCCTCAACCTTCTTCTTTCTTTTATCCATATACATCACCCTGAATTATTACATAATGAATATAAAGCCTTTGTTTATCAGGGTTTGAAGATGATTGCGTTACTAATGTGTTATTAGTCATCAAATTCTTCATCTTCATCATCTTCCAGGTCATCAATAATTACAACTGGAACAGCAGCTTCAATATTGACTTTATCAGTGTTTCAATCCACACCCCGTATGGGGTGATCATGACTTCTTTAGCATCAGCAATCTTTTCATTATGAATTTTTCAAGCTGCTCATCAATATATGTTTTTATGTCAACATTAGTCAATAGTCTTTGTCCTTGACTTCTTGCTGTTTTTACTGTAACCTGCCCTGATTGCTGCCTGTGTTGCGTTCAGGTCAATTAGATATTTGGCAACAAAGGCTTTTTGTTTGCTGTCAACTTCGCCGTCCGGCAACACCCCTTTTGTCACATTAGTTTAGCAAGCTGAATTGTAGCTTTATCTAACAATCTATAAATATGTTGGCATGAACAATTCATCATTCGTGCAATGTCTGAAGCTTTTCTATTCTCTATATAAAACAGAATACAAACTTTTTGCATCTGCTCTGAATCAAGCTGATTGATGAATTCCGTTCCTTCTCTAATAAGTCTTGAAAGTTCATTTTCAAATTCGATAATGCCGATTATTCCGTCAAGCGTTCGATCAGGGTTAGGGGAACTCTGAACTCGGTCATAACTTAATTCAACATTCGTTGCTGTTAGCGCATCTCTGATGGTTTCAATCTGTTCCCGGCAATGCTGAATACCACGTCTGATATTTTCAAGCTTTTCTTCAGCTATATTCAAATAGCGCATTTTTCATCAGCCCCTTTCCTCGATAAATCATAAGGTTCAACCTTCAAGGTTTGAACCCGAAGCAAAGGGCTGAACCGCCTGAAATCCTTGTAAATACAGGCATTATCCTTTTTACCCGTTGAGAATCCATCGTTTCAGCCATTTTGTTTTACCTCCATACTACTTTTGCTTTTGTTTTATTTTTGTTTTTGTTTTTGTGGTTTCCCACTACGCCTGGCCATCCGACCAGGCGTTTCGGTCCGGGACCACCAGGACCTCGTCAGGTGGGGTTAGTGGGGGATTTCAATGGTGCCGTATAGGTTGTGCTTGTAAATGCTAACTGTTTTACCAGCGTTCTTACCGAACTGTTTGTTTTCGATTGTCTTCCAGAAAGTGAATGTTGCCGTTTCGTTCATGTCTTGTTCGTGTGTAACCTTACCGTTTTCTGTGCACTTAACATGAGTCATGTGAACTCTGATAGACTTTTTGTTGACCTTAACGATTGTGCCTGTAATGAATTCCTCGTAGATGATTGTGGCTCCCAGTCTTCCTCTGTGAATTTGTACCATTTCGTTTACCCTCATTTTTCATTCCTCCTATTCGTGTTTGGCGGTTTGTTCCGCCTCTGTATTTATAATATCACACCGCCCTCAGAATGTAAATAGTTTTTTGAAGTTTTTATGAAAGTTTTTCAATTATTTTTGCTTTTGCATTTTCAATACATTCTTCAACATTGTATCCTAGGCTTTCGTAGAACCTTGGGTTAACCATACATTCATAACCTCTAACCAACATCTTATGGTCCGGGTCTTCCTTCCAAGCCTTTGTTAGTTTGAGTGCATTTTTGTAGTCACCCTTACTAACATACATTTTAACCTGCTCACGGTTTGTCATAGGCTTTCCGTTAACTATCTTCATGTCATCAACCTCTATTCGTTAATCAAGATAACCGGCCTTGCGCATTCCTACGATCCGCTCGGTAATGGGAGCTCCCTCCCCCAAAATTATAATATCACATATCGCCGAGAATGTAAATAGCAAATGTGCATTTCTCAAAATTTTTATAAAAGGCGGAGATTGATCTCCGCCGGCTATTTACTTTCTACCAAGTATCCTACTGAATTGTATAAGCCTGAATCATATACCTGATACCTTACTCCCTTTATCTTAACTGTACCTACTGGACCTTCTTTCTGAAGTCTCTCTGATAATTGTTCGAATGTCACTACCTCATAAAGTCTACCTTGAATCTTATACCTCATTTTCATTCCTCCTATTCATGTTTGGCAGTAATCACCGCCTCTGTAATTATAATATCACATATCTATAGAAATGTAAATAGGGAAATGTGAATTTTTCTACTTTTTCTTTTCGTTTCCGTTCTCATCGAACAACTCATCTATCAAATCCTTTAATCTTAATAGGCCTTTGCTGTCCATTATGAACGCACCTTTGAAGAAGATACTCACTTTATTCTGATCATCTCCAACAACCTCAGCCGCCTGTGCCAAGGAATACATTCCATCTCCCCTGCGACTAATGACAGCCTCTCTGGTTTTTGTAATCCTGGTCCTACCAAGTTCAACAAATGCGCCCATAGCGTTTCCTCCTTTCGTTTTAGTTATCTTTATGTTTTTTGAAGATTTCTATACATTCCTCGTAGAACATGGCTTTCGTTGTTTTAATCATATCCATATCAACAGGATTATCTCGACTGCTATTCTTCTTCAATTCTTTCAATTGCTTGTTGATCTTCGCAGCCAACTTCCTAATTTCCTTGTATGCTTCTGCTTGAGCTTCAGACATTAGACATCACCATCCTCTTCACACTTGATGGCGAAAATCACTGTCTTATCAAGGAACGAATTGAATGTAGGAATCGCCATGGACTCTCCTTTGAAAATAAATTCAGCGCCGTCTTCGCCTTTGAACTTGATTTCCTTAAGCTTTACCTCACCAATCTTCTGGAATTTGTCATTTTCGTTTTCTTTCGCGGCAAGCGTTACTTCTTTCTCCTGCACGCCTATGAGAGAAACATATGTAGCAATTTCAGAATATGGTGCTTTGAACCGGATCGTTGCCATGCCAGAACTTGCGATGCTAAATCCTTTGAACGTTCCTTCTAGCTTAATTACCTTCGCCATTTCAATTTCTCCTTTTCATTTATTTTTCGCTGTTTGCGTTTTTGCAAAGATGGGATTACGAATTCCTCTTCCTCTTCCTTTTGCTGCTCTTCATCAATATCATCTTTAGCGTCCTGAATAATCTCCTCGATAGACTTCTCAGATGCCTTTACAAGCTTCTTCTTCTTTTGCCTTGGTATTTCTACCAACTCAATTTGTTTCCTCTCGAATAGGTCATTGTTGAGGTATTGAGCAATATTACCTAACTCTTCAGGAACCGTAGCCAAAAGCATTGGCCCATTCATAAATTGGATTGCGAAAACAGGAATCTTATTATAAAGTTCCGCATGATAAAGCAGTTTCTCGACGTCTAACCGCTTGACACTTATTGAGGTGGCTTCGGTTGACTTCAATTGGCAAATGATATAGTCATTTTCACCATCTTCTTTTAGCAACTCGCCTGAGCCACTTCCTGGCACTGGCCTTAGGCCAAGCTTGCGCATTACTTTCTTTTCATTCTTTGTCCAATATCTGTTTAGCCTCCTCTTTGCCATATTTCATTCTCCTATTCTTCTAATTTTAACAATTCATCTCTTCTTGTCGCTCCATGCTTTTTTTCAGCATACCAATAGAACAATGCAATACACGCAGCATCCGACGCGTCATCATCATCATAAACTTCAAAACCTAATGATTTAACAAATTCCAATCCCGGCAACTTTTTGTCTCCGCCCTTTGGTTTGCTTGTGCCAATGACTGCTGATTTCCAAGCCCTTGTGTCGACGGAGTAAACAGGTATTCCATTTTCGTATGCTACATCTATTATAGTTGTCAATAGCGATATTCCTGTTTTTATCATATTTAGAGCTATATACGGCTTATTTCCTGTGCTAAATTGCCTCGTTCGTTCAACGACTATCATTTCAGGTCGATACTTCTTTATGTAGTTTTCAACCTTCATTTTGAGGTGGGCTCGCTTTTCAGGCTTCTTCTTCAATCCTTTGAATTTGATTGATTTGACAATCTTTAGCTTGCCGTCCTCCGCTATTGCCAGGCCAGTTCTTGTATACGAAGCATCAATTCCCATTATTATCATTCATATCGTCTCCATCAATTGCAAACCATTCGGCAATTTTCCTGATACCTTTTTCAAACACCTTGCACTTGATATATTCTCCCTTGCCATTCTTCTTTTCCTGAACATATATGCCGAACATACCATTCTTGATATATTGTTGATAGGGAACATTATATGCGTTAAGTACTCCGCGATTGCGAAGCTTGCGGAACAATGTGTTCTGGCCAAAGTTGATAATTCCTTTTGATTGTAATGCCCTTGCAACATCGCCAACGTCAAGGCCTTCAGCAGGCACATAGATGTCAAGTTCATCAACCTTTGTAACTTTATTCTTTTCCTTCGTTACCTCCTGCATATTCGGAAGATCATAGAAGGTAAGTTGACGTTCTCCGTCCAAGAGGTCCTTGATAAGCTCAATTCCTTCTGTTGTCCAAAGGTATATCATTTTGCTTGTTCCTTTGATTTCCTCACCGGTAAGCTTGGAGAACAAGACGCGATCAACATAGAAGTAATCACGCCCGTCTTTGAACCTTTCGCGATTCTCATAAAACAACTGGAGAATCAGGTCAAACTCGATGTTGAGAAGCGAGCGAACTTGCTTAGAATTGTACACCTTTTTGCCTTTATACATTGTATGCTTTATCATTACTTTTCCTCCTTGTTTTATTCTTATTTATTTTGGAGGAAGGGAGTTTTGAGCCTCCCCTCCCCTAATCCTCCCACTCTTCTTCCCCTTCCATCCACTCGTCAATATGGGCCAACCAGTAGTTCTTTGCTGTTTCGTATTCATCTGGTGCTATTTCTTTCAGTATCGTTTTCATTTCGTCGAGCGCTAGGTAGATTGTTTCTTTCAGTTCCTCTAATCTCATGATTGCTTCTCTGATTTCAGTTTTTCTCATTTTGGTTACCTCCTAATCATGTTTGGGAATTCCTTCCCTCAAGATTATAATATCATATATAGCTGAAAATGTAAATAGCAAATTCACATTTTCTCAAAATTTTTCAAAAAAATTTCCCGGCTCAAAGCCGGTTTACTAGTTTAGGTTAAATACTAACTAATCTTTCATATACGTTGGGGTACATATCTTTTATTTGTTGCTCATGCATCATCATTATGAATACTTCCCCAGTGTTTTTCTCTGTTATTTCGCAAATGCAATCTCTCAGTTCTTTTACTTTCGTAAATCTGTATATTGACCATACATCCCTTATTTCCATTTCCGTCATTTCTTCCAGTTCCATGTTGCCTTAGCGTGTAATAAATCTTCCGTATTTTGCATTTGGGAAATACTTGATGCCGTTGTCAAATTGAATATATAATTTGCCGCCATTTCCTTTTTTAATTTCGAAGGTTTCGAATGTACATTGCAATAAATCTTGGTCTCCACCTATTTTAATTTTTCCTGTTGACAATTCTTCAACTAATTTCTGTTGCCCTTGTATCATAACTTTAGGTGCGTTTATTTGTATTAGTTTTTCTAACCTTTCTTGCGCTTGTCTGTATTCGTTTCTCAGGATAAAATCAATTATTTTGTTTGTCATTTTTCATTCCTCCTAATCATGTTTGGCAGTAATCACCGCCT